ACAAGCACCGCAAATAGTAATAATACTATTAAAAATGAAAATACGTTTAATGTATATGGAAGTGGTAATGCTAATTCTACCGCAAAAGCTACTGCTAATACTCTAACAGGTGTTACTATTAGAAACCTACAGGGGGTGTTTAATTAAAATGTCTAGTGAAATTGCAACTACATATTTTTCTACATCCCTTGGAAACTTTGTATTTGATGCTTTTTTCAATATTAATCATGAAAGTAATTTAACTATAACAGACCATCCAATTCAATCTGGTGCTAATGTTAGTGACCATGCTTATATGGAAGCTCAAGTTCTAACTTTTGAAATTGGTATGTCTGATGTAATGCAAGATATTTCTAGTAGTGCAGTTGTTCAGTTTTCGAGTACAGGTACATCTACCAGGTCAATCAACGCTTATCAAATGCTTAAAAAGCTACAAGCAAATAGATTACCAATTGATGCTATTACAAGGCTTGGGACATATACAAATATGCTTATAGAGACTATTTCAGCACCTGACGATAACACAACTGCATATGCATTAAAAGCAACAGTTACATTGAAAGAAGTATTTGTAGTAAGTGTTACTACAGTTAAGATTTCAGAAAGAGCACAAAAGTCAGAAACAACTAATGAAGGTAATCAAAATGTTACAAAAGCAGATGAAAGTATAGCTTCAAGTTTATTAAATCTAGGAGGAGATTAGATGTATACAGTACCATTAACAACAAGCCCAAATTCAACATTTACAAGCACAATTCCAATTGATAATAGTAAAATTACTTTTAAATTCTTCTTGAGATATAATACGGAATCTAAATGTTGGATGATGGACTTATCAGATTCAAGCGGAAATAGCATTTTAAGTTCAATTCCCTTAGTTTGCGGATGTAATTTGCTAGAGCAATACAGCTATTTAAATATAGGTTCAGCTTATATTTATAAAGTTGATACAACATTAGAAGATGATAGACCTGATGATACTAACTTAGGGACTTCGTTTGCTTTAGTTTGGGGTGACACTATATGAGTATAGAAGAAACCGTATGGAAGTTTTTAAGATGGTATAGTTTACCAGAAGCAAGTGCAGCAGCAATAATGGGGAATATTTATCAAGAAAGTAGTTTTGACCAAACAGAAATTGAGGTAGGAAGTGGAGCAGGTTTTGGGCTTTTCCAGTGGTCATTCGAAAGAAGAACAGAACTTGAGGCATATGGAACAGACCTAACACATCAATTGAATTTCTTTTGGGTTGAACTAACAGGAAAAACTCCAGGTGCAACAGGTGCAAGTTATCAATGGGTTGATAAGAGTGGTTATTTATCACATACTGATTTCATGGCAGGCAATGGAAGTGTAGCTGATTTAACAGCAGCCTTTTGTGTATGTTGGGAAAGAGCTGGGACTCCAATGATGCAAAACAGAATAAATGCTGCTAATGGATATTACAGTCAATTTACTGGGACAGTAGCAGAAAGCGCAAATAGCAATTCTGATGCTTTAGCAATCGAAGCCACTAATTATCAAGTTGTAGCAAATAGCACAGAATATGGTGATGTATTATTTGGAAGAAGATACCGAATAACTGTAAGTGATGATAGTGGAAATGCTTTAGATGTATCTCAATTAAGATGTACATTTAATACTATAAAAACTATTCAAATGGAGCCAAATTCAAGTGAGATTACAATTTATAATTTAAATGTTAAAACTGAAAATGCAATAATTATGACTGGTAAGAGAGTAACTGTAGAAGCAGGATATGAAGGTTCGCAATTCGGATTGATATTTGATGGAGATATATTGCAAACAATTAGAGAGAGAGAAAATGGAACAACTTTCAAGCTTACTATAATAGCATTAGATTCAGACAGAACCATTAATTTTGAAATAGCAAATTATTCGATAGTTAAGGGGCAAACTATGAGAAGCGTAGTGGATCATATAGTGGCTAAACACTCAATCAATATAGGAAGTATTTCAGATAAATTAAAAGGACAAACACTTACTCGAGGGAAAGTTTTATTCGGAAAAGCAAGTGATTATTTAAGGCAAATAGCCAAAAGTAAGGACTTACATTTTTATATGGATGATGGGAAATTAAATTTAATAAGCATGGATGATTTACCAGAGGGTGAAATATTTGATATAAGTCCTTCAAGTGGACTAATAGGGACACCAGAACAAAACGATTATGGTATTTCTGGACAATGCTTAATAAATCCTCAAATAAAGTTAAATAGCCTTATTCATATAGATAATAGTTTAGTTAGGGCAAAGCAAATTGATATAAATGGTTCCAATGCATCACCAGCAGGAGGACTTACTGCAGGTGATTCAACTAGTTCAACTGTTAGAAATAAAATAATAGCGGAGGCAAAAAGATTATGTGATGATCCTAATGTGCAATATAGTGAAGACTTAAATCTAAGAGGACAGACAGTTAATGGAATTACATATTATGATTGTTCTTTATTTGTAAAACATTGCTATGAAACAGCAGGGTTAGATTTATTAGATATAACAACTAATCAATGGGCACAAACAAAAGCAAAAGGAGTAATTACAACTGATATTAGCTCAGCATTAGCAGGAGATATTGTATTTTGGTTTGATAGTAATGGTGTTTGTGGTCATGTAGCCATATATGGTGGAAATAATGATATTTATGCAGCAAGATCAGTTAATAAAGCAGCAGCAGACCAAGTTTCATATGGTCCTATTTATGGAGATTATAAAATAGGTACTCCTGAAAGCTTAAAAAATGCTGATGGTGGAGCTTTTCCGAGTGCTAATAATGATACAAGTTCTACAAGCGATACATCACAAGGTCTTTTTAGAAGTCTTGACAAAGATGGAATCTATCGTGTGATACGCTTAGAAACAAGCGCTGATACGAGAGGAAATGATTATTATATGAACTTCACTTGCATAGACCAACTTGGGGGAACTATTGCAGCAGTATCGAATTAAGAGGTGATAATTTGAGCAGAAATATAAATGAAATATTGGGTTCTGAAAATGAATTGTATAGGAGCATGGGTGATAGCTGGAAAAGTACGCTTAGATGTGCATCTCCTGGCATAATAAATAGTTTTGATGCTACTACTCAAACTTGTACAGTGCAGTTAGCACTAAGAGAAGAAGTTACAAATGAAGATTATACTAAGCAATGGATGAATATTCCTTTACTTTTAGATGTTCCAATTTGTATTCCGAGAGCAGGAGGTTTTGCATTAACATTAAATATTAAAAAAGGGGATGAATGTCTTATAATTTTTAGTGATATGTGCCTGGATGCTTGGTTCTCATTATCTGGAATACAGAATCAACTTGAAAAACGTAGACATTCACTTAGCGATGCAATTTGTATTCCTGGACTTTATTCGCAACCTAATGTAATCCCAAACTATTCTACAGATTCAATGCAACTAAGAAATTTAAGTGGATCTCAATATATAGAAATAAAAGATGATGGAATTAACATTGTAGGGGATGTAAAAATAAATGGAACTTCAATATAAATAATCACTCTTGATAGGGTGTTTTTTTATGCTCATTTTTAAGGAGGTGGTTATTATTAGGTATAGAATTTTAGATGCTAATGCTGATATGGAATTTGGTAAGGGTCAACAGAACTTCACTTATGGAACTTATGCAGTTACCCAGGCAATCAAAACAAGATTAAAGCTATTGAAGGGTGAGTGGTGGGAATCGTTAGACGAGGGACTCCCACTATTTCAAAGTATCTTAGGGCAAAACGGAACTGCAAATAATTTAACGATAGCTGATGTGCTAATAAAAGAAAGAATAGTAGGTACTCAAGATGTAACATCAATAGAAAGTTTTTCAAGTACCTATGATTCGGAGTCTAGGTCATATTCTTTTACAGCTACAGTGAATACAAAATACGGAACTGCTCTAGTAGAAACAACTCTATAGGAAAGGAAAGGAGAGTGAGTATATATGTCTTATTTTTCCCCATATATTGATGCTACAGGATTCCACGCACCTTTATACTCAGACATAAGAGATCAGCAAATAGCCGATGCACAGTCAATTTTTGGAACTGATATTTATTTAGGAACTGATAGTCAAGATTATCAATGGATATGCACTATTGCAGAAAAGATATATGATGCCTTTCAAATTGCACAATTAGTTTATAATAATAGAGGGCCACAAACAGCTATAGGGAGTGGATTAGACTCAATTATAAAAATAAATGCTATGAAAAGAAAATCAGCATCTTATAGCACATGCCCGGTAACGGTTAGTGGAGTGTCAGGAACTACAATTACTGGTGGTATTGCAACAGACAAAGGCAATATTAAGTGGGATTTACCAACTACAGTAACTATTCCAAGTGCAGGAACAATAGATGTGACAACTACGTGTGAAGTATCTGGGGCTATAGTAGCAAACCCAGGGGATATAATAAACATCTATAATCCAACTTATGGTTGGAATGGAGTATATAATTCTGTAAGCGCAGAATTAGGATCAACTATCGAGGGTGATGCTGCATTAAGGAAAAGGCAATCTACCAGTACAACTCAATCTAGTAAAACTATGTTAGAAAAAACAAGTGCAGCTATAGCACAATTAACAGGAGTAACAAGACAAAAAGTCTATGAAAATGATACTGGTGCAGTTAATTCACTAGGGCTACCAGCACATTCTATAACTTGTGTAGTAGAAGGTGGAACTGATGAAGATATTGCTAATGCAATATTTGTTAATAAAGGGATTGGATGTTACACAAATGGTAATGTAGTTGTTAATATAACAGATTCAAACGGTGAAATAACTCCAATAAGATTTTTCAGACCAACTTATATTGATATAGTAGGGACTGTTAATATAAAAGCTTTAACAGACTATACAACTACAACTACAAGTTCTATTAAAACTAATATACAAACGTATTTAGATTCTATGGAAATAGGCGGTAGTTTAGTAATATCTTCATTGTGGGGAATTGCATTACAAACTATGATAGATTTAACTAACCCTATGTTTTCTATTACATCTATTACAGCAGCTAAAAGCGGAGGTACACAAGGTACAAGCGATATAATTTTAAATTACAATGAAGTTTGCAGAGGTAATATAAATAATATTACTGCAAATGTAGTTTAGAGGTGATGTTATGGCTATAGATACTTATTTAGACAATATAACATCAGAGCATAGGGACAAACCTAAATATATCGCATGGTTAAGTAGTAGTCTTACTATTGTAGATAATGTTTATTCTACTTTAAAATCTATGGATGATAATTTTGATTTAGATAATGCTATAGGTGCTCAATTAGATACATTAGGTGTTGCGATTGGGAGAAATAGAACTCTAAATTTTCAGCCTTCAAATGGATATAGTCCAGTGCTAACAGATGATTATTATAGAATGGTTTTAAAAACAAAAATAGCTATGAATAATTGGGATGGTACAATTCCAGCTATGTATACAATTTGGGAAAATATTTTTGGTAGTGATAGTGATTTAAGTTTACAGCTACAAGATAATCAAGATATGAGTTTTAATGCTTTTATCACTGGTTATGTTGACCAAATACAACAGGATTTAATTCAGAATGGTTATATAGTTCCAAAACCAGAAGGTGTAGGAGTAAATTATATTACAAGGTCGAAAATATCGTCTCCATCTTATTTAGGAATAATTGCAACGGTTTCAGTAACAGAAACTATAGACATGACATTTGATCCAATAGAAGTAATTAATTTTACTAAAGAATATTCAAGAATTACTGTTCAACAAATCAAAACTGAAACTATAAATCTTAAAGGAGGGAAATAAAACATGGCTATTTTTAACAGTATGTCACTTACAAATAAAGGGCAAATTTTATATGCTAAAGCTCAAGCAGGGGCAAAACTTAATTTCACCAAAATGAGCATTGGCTCTGGAGTAATAGGTACAATTAATCCTGCTACATTAATAGCATTAGTAACTCCAAAATTTGATGTAAGTATACAAGCTATTACGTCAAACACTGCAAATAAAACTGCTACAATTAGCGGAACTATAACCAACAGTGTTGTTACAGAAGCAACTTATATATGTGAAATAGGATTATTTGCAACGGATCCAGACGACGGAGAAATTCTTTATGCTTATGGAAGTGCTGGAGCTTATGGTGATTACATGGCACCAGCAACCTCAGGAGCTTATAGTTGGAATTATCAAATCAATGCAGCTATAGGAAATGCAAGTGATGTAACAGTTACATTAAGTGATCTTCAATATGATAGCGGAGTAGTCAATACTAATACAACTTTTATTTATCTAAGTGGTGGAACCCAAAAAGAAATTAACAAAAGCATAGATAACTTTTTAAGAGTTTATACAACAACTAATTCTGGGAATGCTTATTCCGTAACGGTTTCAAGCTTAACCACTTTAACAGATGGATACCCTATAACTGTAAAATTTAATGCAGCTTCAACAGGGGCGATTACTGTTAACCCAACTGGTTTAGGTGCTAAAAATGTAGTTGATTATTTTGGAAATCCAGTAACTAATGTTGGATTAAATTTAATAGCTAATTTAAGATATAATGCTACTAATTCAAATTTTCAATTGTTGGGTAAAGGGGGTGGTGGAAATGCAACAGCAGCACAATTAGCACTTGGAGCAAAAGCAACAGTAGATAGTGGACCTATAGTGGGTACAATGCCTATTAATGGAGCGTTAGGAACTGTATTAGCTATAAATGGGAGTTATACAATTCCAGCAGGAATTACAACAGGAGGAGTAGTAACACAAAGTATTGCCACAAAAGGAGCTGCAACAATTACACCTGGAACTTCAAACCAAACTATAGCAGCAAATCAATATTTGACAGATGTTCAGACTGTTTTAGGGGATGCCGATTTAATACAAAGTAATATTATTAGTACTGCTAATATATTTAACGTTCAAGGGAATGCAACAATAGAAAGCTTAGGCGGTAGACAATATTTATCAGGTTCATTCAGCCATACTAGTGGGACACAAAATACCTATACTTTGCCCTTTACACCAAGTGTAATAATGTTACAGCAAGTATCCACTGGTTTATGGTATATGTGGGGCAACCATATGCCAAATATTAATTTTTGCAGTTTAGTTGCACCCCCAGCCTATATTGGTACCTTTTTATATAGCGATAATGTCATTACAGTATCATCATCTACGGCAACAAGTACAATAGCATGGTATATTTGGGCATAAAAATAAGAAAGGAAAGTGATAAAGATGAAAACATTAATCATTTATAACAATACAGGATATGCATATCAACAAATTACTGGAAGCTATACAGTACCAGAAAAAATTAGCTTTTTGGAAACAGAGATCCCGGATGGAAAAATATTAACAAGCATCGACATGAGTGTTACTCCAAATGTGGCAATAGTTGCAGATACACCATTGACAGATATAGAAATTGCAGATGCAAAAATAGCAACACTAGAATTAGAAAATGCGGATATCAATTATGCATTAATGGCAGGAGGATTATTGTAATGATAGTATTAAATTTTGCAAAACTAAAAGGCTATTATGATGATGGATATTGGACTAAAGAAATGATAGCTATGGGAGTGGTTAAAGGGAAAATAACTGCTGATGAATATAAAACCATCACAGGAGACGACTATATAGTGCCAGTTACAGCATAATTAAAAATCAAGTAAGCAAAATTAGAGGACTTTAGATAGTCTTTTTTTATTGCTTATTTTTATAAAAAATAAATTAATGGAGGTAATAACATGATAGAACATCTAAGATTAGAAGCAGGTGGAAATATGAAAGAACTTCAAGGACTATCAACAGACACGAAACCAATGGATTGTGATCCAGGAACAACATTTTATGAAGTAGATACTAAGAATGCATATATATTTTCTAATAGTGCATGGTGGTTAATGTAGAAAGGTGGGTGGGAAATGAATTCAACAGATATAAAAGTTAATAAGCTTAATAGACAAGTTAATGGATTTAATACACAATTGTCGGATATTGTGACTATAAATGTTAAAGGGTTAGGGTTTTTAGCAAAGGGTGATGGAGTAACAGATGATTCTCAAGCATTTTTAAGTGCTATTACTGCGTGTCTAAGTCATACAAGTGCAAAAATATTAGTACCTGAAGGACATTACATTATAAATAAAGCATTAACATTCTATTGTGACATTATGACTATTGAAGGCTATGGTGCTAAGCTTGATTTTAGTAATATGGCAACAGGCTTGACAGCAATTACAGTAATAACATCTACTAATCCTGTAGCAACAGATAGTGCAGGTGAATACTCAAACAATATTAGAAAAGGTCAAATCCATTATGCTAAGGGTCTATATATCCAAGGTAACAAGACTATAACAGGATTAAACTTTGATGCAGGAAGTGGTAATTATATTGCACAAGGATTTAATTTTGAGCATTGTGCAATAACAGGTTTTGATGTGGCATTAAGATTTTTTAGTAATGCTTGGTGCAATACTTTTAATTATTGTAATATAAGTAACAATAATACCGCAGTAAATATGCCAACAGGTGGTACTAATTATGCAGAGCGTATTACTTTTGTAGGCTCAAATTTACATTCTAACACAAAGACATTTGTAATGAATAATCAAAATGGACAGTTCCATTTAATAGGGTGTTCTTTAGATTACAATTACAATTATTGTACTATAAATGCAGGAAGAATATATTTAACAAACTGTCATTTAGAGAGTACACAAGATACAGAT